GTTAAGTGGTAGTGATGGCTATCAAATTCCAAACAACGGATTCTTATTGCAATATTCCGATACTGATGAATCGGATAACTCTGTTAGTGGGTATATTAGTTTCTTTAGTCGAGAAACTCATACTATATATGTACCTAGATTAACTATGTATTGGGATAATAGCACTTTTACAACAGGATCGTTAACGCAAGTAAATACAGATTCATATGTAACGTATACGCAGGTTAAACCGTCGTATAAAGATACGGAGATTGCTAAAATTAGAATTTATGGACGCGATAAATATCCACAAAAATCTCCAACTAATTTATTTCCGATACAAACGGTTAAATATTTACCGCAAACTACTTATTACACGGTATTAGATGCTGCTACAGATGAGACTATAATTCCGTATGATGATATTTATACTAAAATAAGTTGTGATTCTACAAGCAATTTTATTTATTTAGATTTAAATGGTTTTATGCCAGAACGCTATTATCGTTTAGAATTAAAAGTAGTAAATGGAATTGAAGAACAGTATATCACAGATCAAATTTATTTTAAAGTAGTTAGATAATGGCAAATAATACTATTAATTTACGTAATCAAGAGTTATTTGATTCGGTTGGACTTAAGCAATCGATTCCATATTTGCAAAATGGTTTGACGTACGTATCAAATAATACTAGTATTCATCCTAGGGATGAAGCTGGTAATATTATATTACAGGAAAATTCGGAAACTAATCCATTATTAATTATAGAACCAGTAATGCCGGCTATTACTAATCGATCGGTAATACGTGTTATTGATACCACATTTCAATACTTTAAATTTCCGGTCAGTACATTGGTTAATGATGCGGGTTCGTTAGATGAGCTAGATATTGACTTTTCTATACCGAATGATCCGATTTACGCGTATTACAGACCTACAGCAGATCAAGTACCGGGTAGTGTAGATATTACGGGAACGAATTATTCTGGAATTGATATGGGTAGGGTATTAGAAGGGCAACCACAGACATATACAAATAACTATTATATTACAAAAGAAATCAAAGAGTCAGGTAAAGATCTTCGTTTCCGAGCAAAAATTTCTCATACGTTTACTGGAAATGAGTTTGGAGATGCATTTGGTAGTATGTATTTTTCTATTATAAAAGCTGGATCAAATACTCCATTAAATAGAAGATGGCGAGATGGTTTTGCATCTTCTAGGCCAACACCTACTATTAATTTCAATCAACTAATCAGAAACATTGCGATACCAATGGAAGAAATTTGTAGTGCAGCATCCGGAGTACGAGATGGTAGAGCTAATAAACGACAACCATGGTGGGATTATTGGTTTTTATTTGTAGATACTCGTATCTCAAACGATCAAACAAGATTAACTGGCAATCAACTCGAAGCTATCGATTTTGTACAAACTCGTCAAGGAGGCTCGGATGTTCCGGATTTATCTAAAGATGACTTTAATGCAAAAAGAGCGCGTGTTAACGCAGCATTAGCCGAATATAACACAGCTGTCGAAAATGCTAAAAATGTATATGGTATTATAGATATAAATACTACGCAGAACATGTATTTCGATGAAATAGTACGTAATTCAGAATTTGAAATTGGAGATCTATTTTCAATTGGCGTAGTAATCGGAAATGCTGGCCATACTATAGAAGATGTGCAATCATATTGGTCAATTACCGATGCTAGTAAACAAGTAAATGAATGGAATCAAGAAACGGTATAAATGTTAACGCAATATAAAAATATCGATCGAATACAACACGCATCTGCATCTATTTCCGCGGAACGTTTTCCAATTGAAAAAAAGCAATATCTTAGCTATGATAGAAAATCATTTACGATATTTAATACTGACATAACTACACAGAGCGAAGATCATAAATTAGAATTGCATGTATATTCTGGCGATTCGTGGATTACTGGTACCCATCAATTATCGATCCGTAATCAGATTCCGGAATATATTGATAAAACTAACAATAAAAAAATTAATTTTGGCGCGCAGCCGGTTGCAATTGACATATATTCAGAACTAGAAAACTTAAAACTTACATCTGGTAATTTTAAAATTGCTGTTAACTTTTTTAAAAATTTAATTGGTAGTTATGATAAACAGCATTTAAGAATTACTGAAATTTCTCCGGATCGTACAGAAGTAAAGTTACAAGTTATTGATAATAAGGATCCGGAGTTTTTAAGTCAAATTACGAATTACATACAAACAGTTAAACAAACATCATCTAGCGGTATATATAAATCATACTTATTAAACTTTAGTAGAAATCAGTGTATATTATTTGTTAATAGTGTAGTAATTGGTGATTATCTATATGTAAAATTACTAGATCCATTACCCGAACAATTTGATTTAGATTTTAAATGTTGGGTTGTTGAAGAACAAAAACCTACATATATAGATCGTATATCTATACTTCCATTTATAGCACAGCCGCAATTTAGAAAATTATCAAATCCTAACTGGTATGCAAATGCATCATATAATATATCTTCAGAAACCGGACTAAAAACATGGACTGAACTATTAGGATCTTCTGTACAAACATCTCAACAAATTGTAGATGCTTATTTTTCTGGAAGCTTATCTGGCGTTAAATTAAACATAGATTTTTCTGATTTTAATAATTTTGTTTTTTATAGCTCAGCTGTAGAACGTTTAGAAAATTTTAAATATAAACTTGAACTTTTAGAATATTATAATTCACAAAGTTTAGCAATATCTACTATATCCGGGAGCGTTGCCACTACAAATGCAGCAGATTATGAACTTCAACGTAGCAATTTGATCGGAGGTTTTGATGCATTTGAAAAGTATTTATATTATGAGTCATCATCTAGATTAACAACGCATAACATTCCGTTAGAATTCCCTACCGTATCAAATGTAACTGGTAGTTATATAACACCATCTCCTAAAACTAATACTACAGTACCATATACATTATATCCGGTTTCTAGTTCGCAATTTAATTCATGGTATCAGGGAATATATCAATCTGCTTCATTGTACGATACTAATAATCAAAATGCTTTAGTTTATGCAATACCTGAATATGTAAAATTTGACCAAAACAACACATATCTGCCTACTTTTGTTAATATGTTAGGTCATCATTATGATATACTTTATACGTATATTAATCATATGACCCGCATACATAAACGAGAAGAAAATCCAAAATTAGGTATGCCGAATGAGTTGTTATATTCTGTAGCAAAACAGTTTGGTTGGAATCTAACTAATGGAAATCAATATCAAGATTTATGGCAATACATTTTAGGTACTGATGAAACCGGGACACCATTAACAGGTTCAAATACCGTCGGTGACCCTTCAGTCCCAGGACGAGATATGACATATGCAATTTGGAGACGAATTGTTAATAATATTCCAATATTACTAAAATCTAAAGGTACTAAACGAAGTGTACAAGCATTGTTATCATGTTATGGTATTCCACAATCAATGATAACAATTAAAGAATATGGCGGACCTAGATTAGAACGAGCTCCCATATATGAAAAATTAAATTTTGATTATGCTTTAGATTTAATTAATAATACTGCTGGTACTGTTACTACGAATTATTCACAATCGATTAATAGTATAGAACTACGTTTCCGAACTGATAATGTTATAGAAAATCCTACTATACCAAGCACTATGAATTTATTTAGTGTTGGATCGAATCATATTACATTAGATTATACGAGTGGCACGTTAGGAACAATACAAATTAACGGTACATCATCTGTAAATATTGAAATGTTTGACGGTGGGTGGTTAACAGCATTGTTAAGATCTACTGGTAGTAAGTTAGAAGTTATTGCTAAACGGTCTAAATATGGTAAAATTGTAGCTGCAGTTTCAGCATCAGCAACAGCTTCTTTGTCATCTGTAGGATCTGTAATTATCGGAGGAACGAGTACAGGGGCGAGTAGATTAGTTGGACAAGTACAAGAATTACGATTATGGTCTAGTTCATTGCAAGATTCTGCATTTAATAATCACGTAAAAGCCCCAGCAGCATATGACGGTAA